CTTGACGATGCCGTAGCCAAAGGGGATGCCGCTTTGCTCGGCATAGCCGATTGCGGGCGGTATACCGGAATCCGCAACGCCGAGCACCATATCGGCGTCGGCCGGAGCTTCGCGCGCGAGAATGCAGCCCATGCGGTGACGCGCGTTGTATACGACTTCGCCGTCGAGCACGCTGTCCGGCCGGGCGAAGTACCACACTGTCACCGTTTCGCCCCATTTCGGGGCGGGGTAGAGGCCGATAAAGCCTTCTGCCGCCTTAAACCAGCTGCCGGGAAGCACGGTATCGCCGATACGCCTTGCGGTCAGTTCTTTTCCGCCGACGACCACAGCACAGATGCCGTCACAGCGGATGTCTCCCGGAAGGGGATAAACCGTCTGGTCTCCCATGGCTGTGAAGGAAAAGCCCTCCCGGAGAGCCAGCACCTTGTAAATGTCCCGGAGTGCCGTGTCCAGCCAGAGAACCAGCGTGTCCTCCTCAAAGGCATTCGGCATACGGGTCTTTACATCCTCCAGAATTCTGCCCAGCGTCATACGCCCCGCCCCCTGAGGTAGCGGACGCATTTTCGCGCCAGCCAGTAGATATTTTCGTCATTTTCCAGTTCCTGCAGCCAGAGAGCCACATCAGAAATGATGCCTCTGTCCGCAAGCTCCCAGACAATATCGTTTACACTTGTCAGTTCTTCCACCTCTGCAATCCTCCTTTTTAGTTTTTTCCATTTTTCCCAGTTGTTTTCTGCCAGGGCTGCCGGGCAAAGCTTTCGTGAAGCATCATAGTGCCGTACAACCTGCATAATACCTGTATCTGCCATCAACTGGCGGATGAACGGCACAACGTGGTCTAAAGCCTTTTCAAAATCGCCGTCGGAATTCACGCAGATTTCCACGCCGATAGAGTTGGCGTTCGTAATGCCGTATTTTCCTTTGCCGTCTCCGCAGTGCCAGGTATAATATTTTTTGTAGTCGTTAATCTGTAAAACGCCGTTGTCGTCCACCACAAAGTCTGCGCTTTGCCCTACGTTTTTACTGTTCCAGTAGTCAAAGTGCGCCCTCGCATCCGCACCGCGCCGGGTGTTGCCCGTGGTGTGAATTACAATGTACCGCGGCTTCTCCGTCCGCGCCGTTCTGTTGTAAGCAATTTGCAGCATTTTCGGTCCTCCGTCCATTTCTTATTTCAAAAATTGTACTTGTCGGTAGGGTTATTGATAACCCCGAATCCGACCAGTACCGCCATGACGAGCTCCACAAATTCGTCAAATCCCGGAATTTCCCATCCGAGCCATTCCTTGGTAACGAACGCTATAAGTGCCGCCACTGCCATCCACAACACCCGGCTTTTAAATCTGTTTTGCATATTCCTGCTCCTTTCGCATCCCCGTACGGACATTTCTTTTTCGGGCGGATGCTATCCGCCCCTACATCCTTGCACGTCTTTCCCCCGTAGGGGCGGCAGGTTGCCGCCCGTTTCCTTTTCTATTCCTTATCGTTTATGTGCAACTCCTCCACTGCAAACTTTTTGATTTCTCCGTTCCCCCCTGCCTCTACGTACTTTTGCCCGGCCAGAATCCGCTCGCCCAGAGGCATGTGCGGGTCCATGACCGTGAGGCGAAGGATGGCCATGTAATTTTCAAAGGTGTGCCTGTGCAAATCCTGCAAATATTTCGGCAGTTTTATGACGGCGGCAAACGCCCTCCAGATTACGGCCAGTGCTCCCAGAGCCGCACCGATTTGAACGATCCATCCTATCTGCTGCATCTCTATACTATCTCATACACACCCGATGGCACATACAGACGCCGGACGAGATTCGTCGTTCCCTCCGGAATCCGGAGTACCTCCATGCCGTGCTTTGAATACCGGGCGATGGAATGGTTGTCCGGAAGCTCCTCATTGATAAGAAGGGCCGTGCCTTGGCCTGCATCCAATGTCCGGTCACCATTTGCGCGGACCATAATCAGCCTCTGTGTATTGGAAGAGGTCTGCATCATTGCGTGCAGCCGGTTGTCATAGTCCACGGAAAGGCCGCGAAGCCGGTAGGTGGAATCGTTACAATACCAGACGCGTATTCCCGTTTCGTCCCCGTCCAGCGCGTACCGCCAGAAGCCGGGACGGGAAAAAGCATAAATGAAGTTTCCGCGGATTTCCAGGTCCTGATGAATGTAAATATCGCTGTTGGAGGACATTTTTCCGTATTTTCCGGTTATTTCTCCGCTGGTATTTAAACGGACAATGTTGTACGGCAGCGCATAAAGCGTGCCGGTCACACCCAGACCGTGGCCGGTGCAAAGCACCGGGGCCAGATATAGCTGTCCGTCCTCGCCCAGCACGGCGTTACGGAAGCGGAAATCATAGGGTGTGTCATTGTGTGATTGTGTGCAGTACGTGCTGGTTTCCCCGTGCATGGCAAAACGGTATACCCACTGACTTTCGGAATTGGTATTAAACCGTTCTACATACATGGTTGTATACGTTGTTTTACGGTTTGCATAGTACAGGACAAAGAGACCTTTTGTATCCATAAAAATACTTCGGACACCGCCTGCGGCCTCGGTGGACAGCGTCAGCGTCATATGGTTTTGGACGAGTGCACCCGAGAAGTCGGACTTGTGGATGGCCAGTGTCGTGGGGTCTGTCAGCTCCGCGAAGTACACATAAGGCGGCCTGTAGAAATAACAGCAGCTGTTTTCCGTACCCACATAATTTGCGATAGTGACTGCCCCGTTCAAGGCATTGATGGAGTGATAACAAACCGCGCGCTTGCCGCTCGTGTTCGTATATTCCACAAACATAAGACCGCGGGCCTGGTCGCCGTACGCCGAATGAATCTCTGTCGCGTTTTTCGCAAGAATGGTTTCGCCCCGGTTTACATAGGTCATTTTCTTCTGACAGAGAGTAAGGGGACTGGTTTTCAGGACAAGAGAGGAGGTGTCTACCTGGAGAGAGGTTTCATCCACCACGGTAATGGCATTCAGCTTCGCCTTCTCCGCATCGGTAAAGTCGTTTTGGGAAAGCCCTTTCCCCGCTTCCTTTTCCACCTTTCTGGCGAGGATATTTCGCACACCGGACGCCAGTTTGCTTTCGGAAACAGCCCCTTCGGCCAGGGCACCGCTATTCACGGCACCCTGGGCGATTTTTTCTGTCGTTACGGAGCTGGAGGCCAGCTTACCGGCAGTTATGGCACTGTCTGCCAGCTTGGAGGTTGTTACGGAGCCTTCTGCCATTTTTTCTGTGGTTACGGCACCGTCTGCAAGCTTTTCGGTTTTCACAGAACTGTCCGCCAGCTTCTCTGCTGTTACACTTCCGTTCGGATGGTCCAGCTCGGCCTGAGCCTTGTGGGAGCGGAAGTCAGCGTCTGTGGCCTGCAGGTCGTTTGTCACGTTGCCGAGACCGACCTGCGTTTTAGTTACCGCATGGGGATTTTGTCTGTTTGCCATGTGGTTTTCTGTGGAGGGTGCCAGTTCCAAAAACTGCTCTACACCCTCCGTTAATGCTTCTGATACACGCATAAATCCACTTCCTTTCTGTTTTTTTAAGCCGCAATGCCGTTAGAACCGACCAGGCCGCGCCAATCCACATACCCGGTGTCAAAACGGCAGTAGCCGTAGAAACGGTAGTCCATCTTGTTATCAATCTTCTCACTGTCAAAGACAGGCTTTTCGCGCCACAGGAACATAAGGTTGTCCATGCTGCCGTCCTGTACAAACCAGGGCTTTGCGGTGCTTTCGCTGTCGTAAAGATAATCCCAGACGGTGATGTCGAGGTGCGGCACGGTATTTTTGTCGTTGTTGTTTGTACCGGCCTGCAGTGTGGAGCCGATAAGAGCGCGGGCCGTAAACTCCCAGTCGGGGTGTACAATCAACCTGTCAGCATGGGCCGCCACCAGTACGCCCGCCTCGTCCTTCTGGAGGCGCATCATGGTCAGAGCTTCCTTGAGCGTTTCGTCCGAAAGGGCACCGGAGACCAGGTTAGAGCAGGTTTCCGTGCTGTTTACCAGGGGATGATTTGCCGAAAACAGCGGTACGCCGTCGTAGCCGTTTTCAGTAAAGCCCTTCAGTACCACATCTGCCGCCTGCGATTCCTCCGTTGCCTGGAGACCGCCGCCCAGCTTGGAGGCACTGCCGCCCCGGCCGTGACCGCGCATTACGTTGTACAGGTCATCCTGCACCAGCTCCCAGGTCACCTCATACGCCTTGTCGAAGCGGCGGGCGGTGAAGGTTGCCACCTCTCCCTGCAAAAGGTCTGCCTGATTAAAGTTGTTGCCCTCGGTGTTTTCCTCCCACTTGCCGAATGCGCCGAGATGGGGGAAGGTTTCCTCCTTTGCGTGCATATCGTCTACTTTGAAGATGTCCGTATACTGCTTCTTTTTCTTATTGTAGCTGTCAAAAAACACCTTTCTGTGTACCGGCGTCAGAAGCGCCGCAAAATTATTTCGTTCCAGTTTTGTTGCCATAGTGAATCATCCTTTCTTTTAATATGAAAATTTATACTTTGCGTATTCCGCCGGTGTCATCCCGGCACGGGCCGCCGCCCATTTTTCAGCGTCGGAAAGCTGGAAGTGTCCGGCTTTGTCACCTGCATCGCCGCCGGCAAGGGCCGGGATGTGCTTCGACTTCTTTTCTGCCGCACTTTTTTCTGCCTCCAGCTTCTCCCGGAGTCTGCGGTACCGTTCCTCGGCAAAGAGGGCGTTATAGGCCTCTCTGGGGCTGGTGCCGGTGCGGAAGATAAAGGCTTCGATGGCGGACTTGCGCCCCTCCACGTCGTCATAAAGCGGGTTTGCCTTCATTTCGGCATAAGCCGCCTCTCTGGCCGCCTTTGCTTCAGCTTCCCGCAGTGCACGCACCTTTTCCTGCTGGGAGAGGAACATTTTTGCACTGGTCTCGTCAAAGCCGTAGGTCCGTACCAGCTTTTGCATTTCTGCCTTGTCAATCATGTCGGCGAGAGCCGTCAGACTTCCCGCGCCCATGTCGTCCATCAGGCGGCGCAAAAGTGCGCACATGGCTTCCTTCTCCATGTCTTTTTCTTCAGAAACCGCTGCTTCTGTGGTTTCCGGCTGTTCTTCACCGGAAAACAGGTCCTCCAGTGCTTCGTTTTGCGTCCATTTAGACGCCGGTGTCATTTCTGCCCGCTTTTTTTCGTCTCCGGGCACGGGACGTTTCTTGTTCTTTGCCATGTTTTTCCTCCTTTTTTACTTATACAATTCCTTTGCCGCATACTCTCCCACCGTCACCGGCATGGGGCCTCTGTGGCCGCAATAGGGACAGTGGCCGATTTTCTCTTCGGCCCAGCCACGGTCCCGCAGTGCCGCCCGTTCACAGCGGGGACAAACCGGGTTATCCTTCAGCTTTTCAATGTCGATGCTTTGGAGATATGCGTGCTTCCGCATTCGTCTGGCTACAGCCTGCGGTAAATAAATCTGCATGATTTCTCCTTTCTCAGGCGGCCTTTTTCACATTGCCGTCGGCGGTCAGCCCTTCGGTGCCGGCATTTTCTACGGCACCCGGTTCTGTGCTTTCCTGCGGAGCGGCTTTTACACTGCCCAAAAGGGGAAAGCCCATATAATCGGTGAGGAAAGAGCGCACTTCCCCGGCCGTTACAAGGCCGCGGCTGTGGAGGTCACTCATCATCTGATATGCCGCCGTTTTGTTTGTGGGAAGGCCTGCCCCCACAGTAACCACCAGGTCAAATGCCGCATCCTTCGGCTTGCCGTCACGCCCCGGAATATTCCGGAGGTCACTGCCCCGAAAGAATATAAAAGCATCCGGCTTGTCCGTCAGACGAACGGCCACTTCTTCGGTCCAGTAGGTCCGTACCATTTCCAGACAGTAGGCGAACACCTCCGAAAGCGTTTCCTGCAGAAGCAGTTTTTTATGCTGAATGGACATCTGCCCGCCTTGCTGGAGAACGGTGGCTTCCGCCGCCGTGTTCACGCCTGCCTGCTTTGCTCCGGTCATCTGGTCAGAAAACCGGGTAATGCGCTGGCTTTCATACCGGAGTGCCGTATCCCTCCGCTGCAGAATGTAGGACGGCAGGGGCGGTGCTTCCAGGTTTTTCACTGCCGAAACGCTGGTTGTAGGGATGTTCAGCCCTGCCTCATTCGTCAGGGCATCCAGATCAATGCCGCTTCCCGTTTCAATCAGCCGCTGTGGATTCCCCGTCAGACGGGCGTTAATGCGAATCTGGTCATCCAGGTCGTTAATCAGGTCCTGGACGGGAATCAGCAATTCCACGTCGCCCTTGCCCCATATGGAGCCTTCCCGGTAGTACAGGGGCGTGAAAAAGTAGGGATACCGTCCGCCGGGATAAAAGCTGTTCTCTCCGGTGCGGAAGCTGTCAGAAAGAATCAGCCCGCAGCCGGTCATTTCCACAAGGCGAAGCTTGCCGCCCTCTTTCGTCCACACCAGCATATGAAGATAGGTATCGTCGCCGGCAGGCTGGTCCGCATACTGCGGCCTGTACCCGGGAACAATGGCGTCCGCTATTGTCTCGCCGTACTGCTCTCTGGCCCAGTGGACGGTTTTGCACACCGTTTCAATGATGAAGGCCGCTTCTTCCGTGCGGTACACGTCGGTAATACCGGGGTCAATGTAAATATCCCGCGGGTTGCAGGCTTCAATCACCGGAAGCCCTGCACCGCCCAGGGCTTCCGGGTCAAAGGAAACCCGGAAAATACCCGTGCCGTATTTTT